GCTGGTCCCTGAATATGATATTTTTCGAGGAAAGCAAAAGCATCGCCCTTACTTATTTCATTGACGGAGCATTTTCTAGCGGCTATTCTCGGAAGGCTATTATCTGCACGCAATAAGTGTTTTATTTTAGATAGAACAATATCTCTATGATACATATACTCATCTTCGAATATATGAATAAGATTAACGCCAGCCTTCTTGCACGCTAATGTCTTTTCTATGTGATAATTTTTGTATTTTCCACCATATTGTTCGGTGTGATACTTACACCCATTAAATTCAATTGCGAGATTAAATTCTGGAATATACATGTCCAATTCTTTACCATTAAGAATTGAACGATTCTTCTCGCACTTTACACCGATAGATTTTATAAAAGACATAATTTCTTTTTCTGGTTCAGATGTATAATGATGTTCAATTGTTTTATTGAGCTCTTTTGTCATCGTGCTTAACCTGGAATGCAATTCAGAACTAGTTGAACAAGCGCCATATCTCATTATGTATTCTTTTTTCGAAATTCCATGGCTTGATAGATGTCTAGAATCTATGCTAGCTAATTTTTTACCGCAAATAGCACAAGTAACAAATTTGTTTTCGTCAGTCTCTAACTGCCTGTTCTTTGTTTTGCAAACAAGAGAAAAATACTCTCTATCTTCTGGGTGTTCTTTAAGGTACTCTTCCTTAGAAATACCATGTTCTTTGAACAAGTGCACTTCAAACGCGCCGCTCTTATTTTCTACATCTATGGTGTTCCAACCACAATAAGGGCAAACCTTTTTGTCCTTTATTTTTTCTGTTGTTATAACAAAGTAATCCTCCCACCAGAATACTCCAGTGTCTTCAAACACTCTCCTTCTTTTATATGAAGAATCAAGCTTAACCCCTAGTTTACTGACGTATTCAGTTATTTCTCCAGATTTATTTAGATAATCATATGTTGAAAATTTACCGTCTTTAGATACAAGTTTATACCTAATTCCTGGAACTTTTGGAAATCGCTCACTTGCGCAGTGCTTTGCTTCTTTATGTTTCCTAAACGAGCTTTTTGCGCGAATTGCTATTCCGTCAGACGTTATTATTTCTCTTGCTTTCAGCTTTCCTATATGAAATTCTTTGCATATTGCGTCTAAGCCGAAACCTTGCGTGTATTTTAAACTAATTTCATTCATATACAATAAATAGTATTTTCAGTAAAATAACACCTATTTGAAGGATAAAAAAAATATGGTTTGTTATTAACCATATTTTATATAACAAAAACCATGCCAGACCATATTATACGGTTTCATTATCTAAGACCATAACATGCGTTAAGTCATCCCGCACCATATCGGCAAGTACATCTGACGGGTATAGTCTAACATCAGTTTTTGTGTTTCCGTCTGAATAGTAGTATATCGCGGTTGTATCTGTTATTACCCCGTCTTTTGCGTCCTTGACAAAATCTTCTAGCGGAATTATTTTACCATTCCATTTCTCGGCAACCTCATATCCTATTGGCTGTATTTTTCTAATTTCTTTTTCTAGTTCAAAAATACTAGTTTTCAAAGACCGTGTTTCGTTAACAAAGTCATCCCAAGATAGGCCGCTCTTAGAGCATTCACTTTCCTTCTCTTCATACGCCTCACAGAGCATGTTATATTTCTCTGTTAGCTTATTATACTCCTTTTCGTTACTCATATATTATAATATACAATAATTTCGCAATAAAAACAACATTTCTAGATATTTATTACTATATGAAAAGCCAAATAAACAACATACACAGATACCAGGTTCTTAAGAAATACGGCCTTGAAGAATGTTTATATATCAACGAATCTATCGCGGCTAGCTGGGGATTCAATGATAAGGCCAAAAACATAACATATAGAGGCGTTGAATATTTTGAAGGTATTGGTGATTCACAAAAAGCAAAAGATTTCTCTAATAGAGCAAAGTCAATATGGAGTTCTGGAGGAGATTTTAGCCAGAAAGTACTAGAAGTATGCCGAGTTTTAATACAATTTGGTGTTGAACCAAACGTAATAAACTCAATATTGGGAAGAGAACGCTGTGATGGTGTGCTTTATTATGTTAGCACGGCAAGCGGAAGGCCAAAACTATTTGCCAATAGTCTTAATAGACAAGCGCAAGATATGTATTCGTATCACTCGGCTAGATTAAGCAGTTCAAGCGGTGCAGAAAGAGCTACTGGGTTCTCTATTTCAAAAGAAGGCCTAGATTATATAAAGAGCTTTGAAGGGTACCGTTCATCTGTTTACTACGCAACAAAGCATGAGAAAAATAAGGGTATGAAAACGATTGGGTACGGACATGTTATAAAATCAGACGACCCGACATGGCTAAAAAACGCAACGTCAATAACAAAAGAACAAGCGTTACAAATTATGGCTTCTGACGTTCAAAAAATCGCGAACGGAGTCTCAAGGGAGTTCGCAAAATACTTAAAAGGGCCACTTTCTCAGGCAACCGCATACCCGCAAGCTTTTATTGATATGATGATTTCATTGGCCTATAATGCTGGGCCGAGAGGAATGTCTAAGTCTCCCGTTTTTAACTCGCTAAAAACAGCTAGATATGACGAATCAACAAAGATGATAAACTCTGGTGATTTAAAGAATAAAGTTCTACCTTATTTCGAAAAAAGTTGCATAACTCAAAATGGTTCAGTATTAAATGGACTTGTTAATAGGAGGTCAAAAGAGAGAAGATATGTAGAACGGATATTCTCAGCATAGTAATAACGAAGGATGAAGCCTTCGTTTTTTCTTTTACGCCTATTTATATAAATGATAATTACCTAAAAATCGAAAATATGGTTGACTACGATTACTTGGCAGGAGAATATGTAAAATGCTTACAGGACGAGTCTAGAATATATATGATAGAACATTATCTTTCTACGTATGACGCTACTCAGCGAAGAAGGGTGCCGTTTGAACTATTCCCAAGACAGAAAGACCTATGTCAGGCGCTTGGTGATGCGAATAACGTTGTGACTACAAAGCCTCGTCAGGCTGGAATTACAACAACTGCTGGTGGGTTCATTTCTTGTGAAATGATATTAGCAGACCCGTCATCTCCTCAAACAGTACTTATTATTGGTAACTCTAGAGACCTTGCACAGCAAATGCTTGTGAAAATAAGAGACTTCTTGCTTCAATTCCCTAATTGGCTTTGGGGTGATATGCTGGCAGAACAAGGTCTTAGCCCAATGGGTACTCCGACTAAGAAACAGATATTTGATGTATGTAACAAGGATGAACTTGTTCTTAAAAACGGATGCCGCGTTGTTGCTAGGTCTTCAGGACCTGATGCTTCTCGTGGTGTCGGTGGTGTTACTTGGCTTATATTCGATGAGGCTGCCTTCATCGAGAACGGACAGGATGTGTATGCATCAGCCCTACCGACAGTTTCTACTGGTGGACATATTATTATGATTTCAACGCCAAATGGTAAGGATTTACTATACTATGAGACTTGTAGACAGGCAAAACTAAAAGGAACTAACGACTGGAATAACTTTGAGCTTGTTGAGATGAAGTGGTATCAAGACCCAAGATACAACAAGTTCTTGGAGTGGACGAGAAAAGACGAAGAAACTGGCGAAATTATTGTATTGAAAGAAAAATACATAGATAACAGTGGAAACATTAGATACGACCAGAACCACTGGGATGAAATGATACAAGACGGTTGGAAACCAAGGTCTCCTTGGTACCAGAAGATGTGCAAACAGTTTAATAATGACTCGCAGAAGATTGCACAAGAGCTTGATGTATCATTCTTGGGTTCTGCCGCTAACGTTGTTGAGCCTGAGTTTATTGAGATGCAAACAAAGCTCAACAAACGCGAACCAATATATAGAGACAAAATAGAAGAGGATACATGGATTTGGAAGGAATATATACCAGGGCATAAGTATGTTATGTGTATTGACTGTTCTAGGGGTGACGCAGCAGATAGAACTGCTATTGAAATTTTCGATATGCACGGAATCGACGATGACGGTACGCCGTGTATGGAACAGGTTCTTGAATATCACGGCAAAAAGACTGGTGATGTCGTTGGAGAAATGGCTTATCAGTACGGTAAAATGTACAATAATCCGTTCTGTGTGGTCGACTGTGTTGGAGGTACTGGTGATGCCTGTATCTTAATGATGATAAGGCTAGGGTATAAAAATTTGTATTATGACGACCCATTGCTTAAATCATACACAAGCCAGGTAGATGCATCATCACTTCCTGTAAATAAAGACGGAAAGCTTCCTGGATTCCACAGTAATCAAGTCCGATACCAAATGCTAACCAATTTTGCTAATCTTATAAAGACAAATCAATTCAAGATTCGTTCGAAGAGGGTATTGGCTGAACTTGATACTTGGATTTATAAAGGCCCTCAGGCTAGAATTGACCACCAAGACGGTGCGCATGACGATACTTTGACTTGTTTGGCTATGGGATTGTTTGTTATGGAACATAGTATGGCTAGGCAAGAAAAAACAAAAGAGCACGACAAGGCAATCCTTAGGAGCTGGACTACTGGCAATATTGTTGTATATAAAGAGCAAGAACAGAAAGCCGAGGAAAAGAAGAAAAAGAAATTAAATATGCCGTTCTACTCAACACAAATGTTAGATAAAAGCCGTAAATATGCTAGCCATATGTGGGTATTAAAGTAACTTGCAAACTATTTATTATTAGTAAAACTGTGACTTATGACAAAATATACTGACGAAATAAAAAAGTTGTTTAAAAGAGTCAGAACACTACTAGGAGCGGGCGTGAGGTCCGTAGAGCTAACAGACGAAGCACTATGCGACCTTTTGGAGATTGCAATTGAAGACTACGCAGAAGTAGTACAAAACTGGCTTGTCGAGACACAATGGATGAGCCTATGGGGGAAGAATGTTACAAAAGACGACATGGCATTCGCTCTCTCGACGAGAACTCTTGATATGTCTAAAAACTACGGATGGTGGTTTTCGAAAGAAGTTGGATTGCAACAAACTGGACCGTGGGAATTAAAGAAAGATTTTATAACAATCGAAAAGGGGAAACAAGTATACGAAATACCAGCTGGAAGAATGGTTAATAAGGTTATGTGGGTAAACCCACCAGTAACACAAGCAGCCCTTTTTGCTAATTACGGTGGATTAGATATTGGTTTCTGTGGAGGTTACGGACAGTTAGGCGGTGGCTCATATGGGCCAATTGGCGGTTTTTACACTGCACCTGCCGCTGATGTTGCCTATCTTGCTACGGACTTAACATACAAAAACAGGCTCCTTAGGAGTGATTTGGT